TTTCGCAATACCTTCACGCTGGTTACCATTACCAAGTCCATTGATCGCGTCTTTTGTTAATACGAACTCACCAGCCATTAGCATAGCGGGTACATCGTCTTTTGTGCCAGAGCCTTCGCTTGGCATAATACCGCCCGTTCTGCGCGGGAAGTAATCGGGCGTTGTTTCACCGCCGTCAGCTAATGTCCTCATGGTGTTGATGGATGTTGGACTGCCAAATCCAAATGGACGATTGGCTCTTGCGATTATTTCAGCGCGTCCATCGTCTTCATCATCGTCACCTTGCATTTTTGCTAGTAGCTCTGCACCTAGACCAAACGCCAGTGCTTCACCTGCTTTGGTATTTAACAGCTTGCCAAGGATGTTGCCTTCGTCCTTTAGGCTTGGAAATACAGACGATCCCAACTCGCCAATGCCCATTAGGTCTTCTTTAAACACACGTTGCGGTACGGTTTTAACAGGGTCTACGCTGCGCCGTGCGGCTGTTTGAACAAGTTCTTTCGCGGGGGTGAATCCACGATCCGTGGCTGCTCTGCCTGCACTTTTGGTTAAAGCGTTAACAGCTTCCTGTTTTCTAAGTCCTTCAGCAGCTAAATCTCCCGCTGCTTCAGACGCCATAGACGTTCCGCCACCCACGCCACCAAACAGGCTAGATATGGATGTACCCTTACCCATAGCGCCGCCTATGCCTTCGCCTAGAATGCCACCGATCAAAGCCTCGCGCAGTCCAGCCTTCTTACCTTGCAACTTACGCACTGCCAAAGAAGTCAACGCGCCTTTGACAGCGTTACTAGCAAGAGCTTTTCCAGCGAAAGCAGCTAACTGCGGTAAGAAAAACTCTGGCTGACCTGTGTTCGGGTTTATACTATTCTGCGGTGTACCAACCATATAGCGTCTAGGGTCAACGCCCTCTGACCTAATTGCAGATGCAATGCCTTGTGCCATCTGAGGGTTGTTCTGCATAACCTGACGCGGCACAACCATTTCGCCGGGAGCCACATGCGCCATGCGTGTATCGCCGTATCTGCCCATGTTCTGCATGCTGTTCATCATGTCGTAACCTCAGTTGTTTGCTTTTCTAGCATACAAACCCGAACATTTGTAGGGGTTATTGTTTTTTTTAAAAAAACTAAATTGTTCGGGTTAGTAAACATTTTTAGGAGCCTGATTTAGATATTTTGGCACACAGTAAGCAACAACCCTGTCTTCTACTTCTATTCCGTGCGTACTGTACCTTTTAACGACTTCACTTGCCACCTTGTTACAGAAGTCAACGCGGTGGAAATACATATCTTCACTCAACAAGATTCGGTCATCCCCATAGCCCAGATAGACCATAAGAACGAATACGTGCATATCACAGCATTAACTCAAAGTGTGGCGCGTCAATGAACGGTCTGCGCCCCTGTGAGCGCCTTATGTCTATGTAACTGTTCATAGCATTCTCTGCGCTACCTTCCCACGCTCCAAGGTCATCTATCGTCCACGCAGCGCCCCAGCGCAGCTTTGCGCCCACAGCCTCTGCGCCTTCTTTCATGGCGTCTGCAATTTCATCATATAGGTTGAGTTCCCATCTGCCGCCATCGCAGTAAGCCATAAGATCAACAGCGTTACCGTCAATGTGTTTTGACTTCATGGTTTGCGAAGCCCCTTTCGCAACTAAAGCACGTTGTTCTTCTATTGTTCTCAACCCGCAGATTACACTAAAGTCTTGCTTCGTAACGCCAATAGCGTATTTCACAATACCGATTAGTCTTTCATCTACGCCTTCCAGCCTAGACAGACTTCGTTTACTCAGCTTGTATCCCATTTTTACATTCCTTGCGTCTTGATTGTCGAACTTTGGCCTTGTAAGCCTTTTTTAATCGTTTTTCCCATCCACGGGATAAACATCTAATTTTTTGGATTTTAGGCATTTATTTCCCCGCGTACTTAGATATAGCCCGATTGCCAAACCAGAAGGCTAACACTGCGCTCATCAATCCAGCCGTTTCTGTATCCCACATAAGTTCAACCGCTTGCATCCAATCACCGCCAGCTTGTGTGACCTTCACCATAATCACGACTTTTGTGGCAATGAATAAAGCAAAAAACATATAAGTGATAACGGGCCGAACGGACCCACGCAAGGCGTTGATAAAACTTCCAGCGTCGATAGAACTGTCATGTAAATACAACCCTTTCGTTTCTTCAATGTCAGCTTGTTTATCTAACTCAACCAGCTTCATCTCAGAACGTTTTTGCGCTAGTTCTGTTTCAAGGTGCATCATTTCCATGCGGTGCTTTTGCGCTTGGTTTGCCTTGAAGTAATTTAGAACCTCTGGCAAAAATGAACTGCCAAATCCTAATAAGCTACCTAATAGTGTTATCATTTCTCTGACCCCAACCATACGGCAAATGCGCCTGTCATAGCGCCTGTGACAACAGAAATTAGACTTGCCTGCTGTGTAGACAAATCGGGTTGTGTAAGCGCCCACTCAATGCACCGAACATAAACTATCGTCATGGTGAACATCATAAAACGCGGTAAAATTTTGTATTCTAGTATTTTCTCAAAAGCGTTTGTCATTCAAAGCCCCCTTGCAAGCCTTCCATTATTTCCTTAACAGTCGGACGCCGCTTAGTATCGGGTGAGTATCGGCATTGAAACTGTCTTGGACATTCCTTAAAACTAAAACTCGGATAGTGATAACCTATCGTATTGTTTGGTCCTTTGTAAATACAAACCATTTCATCCTGTATTTTAGTGCGTTTAGCCAATTGGCAAGTTACAAAATCAGGACTAGCTAAACCAGCTACAATTGCAGATGCAATTAACATCATGTATCTACCCCAACTTTACGACAAGTGAATTGCCCTGAAGCGGGTATTCCCGACATTATTATTATGTTTTCTACAATAGAACTTCCTTTTTGCATACCTTCTATTAAACATTCATCTTTTGTTTCAAAGCGTTGATTGTTTTCTAACACAAATGAATCGCCATTTATAAAAACAATAAGAAAATATAAAACCCAGCTATCCATTATTGGGTCGCTAGGACAATTAAATACATGCCGCCACCAAGAACACTAATTATGCCTAAAGACAGTCCTGCTATGGCTGCATTGTTTGCGAGTTGGCGTTTAGCTTCCATAGCTGCATATATGGTATCTTCCCGTTCTTTTCGTATTTGTCTACGCATACCTAGCATTTCGTCGTAAGTGCCTAATCCAAAACGATAATCTAACATAAATTTAATTTCTTTTTCCTTTTCAATTAATGTTTTCTTGCGGACAATAATGTCCATTGCTTCCTTTTCTATATTTTCAGTACCATGTGTTTTTTTGTCTAGCCAAGTGGGGTTTTTACGTTGGGACTCAGCGCGTGTAATATCTGCGACTGCGCCGTACCACATTCCTAACTGTTTGCTAACGTCCTGCATTTCACGACCTGCGCCAACCAACATTTTAACGCCCTTAAAGGCGGCGTTAGCTGTGGCAAATGCTGTTACAGGGTCTATCATTGCAAAACAAAGCTCCTAACCCATTTTTATAAGTATGGTCACAAGCATTAACATGATAGCGCCTGACGCTGCCATTAGCGTTGTTTCAAGTCTCTTAACCCGAACAAATAATTCTTTAAACTGGATTCTGACTTCTGTTTGCAGCGCAACCATATCTTTTTCCAACTTGTCTATTCTGCTATGTGCAGATTGTAATGTTCGTTCATCTGTCATGCTGTCACCGTTACCGTACCAACTTGCCCCGTTCCCAATACACCAGCAGCATAAGGCTGATGAGCAACAGGAACCCTTAAAACACCATCTACAACAAAAACAGTGCCATCTTCTAAACCCGAATCATTGTTCGGCAAGTTCGTAAAAACTTGTGTGGTATTTCTACCAGCGCCGGGATTTTGCATTTGCTGAATATACAGAGCAAATGAACGTACCAAGCTATCCATATAAGCTATAGAATACTCAGTTGGCGGCTTTCCAAAGAAAGGTTTGGCTAAATTTCTTGACATTTATCTTCTGCCATCTGGTCTTATTTCAACACGCGGCGTTCCTAGTCTCCATGTTTCACCTAAATTTGACGATTGTATTTTAAACGCAAAACTTCGTCCACGTATTCTAACGTAAAGCTGATCTGTGAACTCTTCCACAGTGGTAGAAACTTCTTTAGTTACGTTTTTACTGTTGGACTGCAGATACGGACCACCGGGAAAGTTTCTAGCCTGTACTGTCATAACGGCTGTTGGCGTAGCTTCACTAGAATTTCTAAACGTTAAGTCTGGTATGATCTTGCTGATAAATACAAACTTGTCGCCCTCACCTATAGTCATTTGACTGCTTTCAATGTGTGAAATAATTGGACTAACAGGATTAGTGCTACCATCATCAAACCCGAACTCATGTGTATAAAGGTAGTTATCACCGCCAGCGGCTGTTGGGTTAGAATCAATACCTCTATCCTGCCAAAATGTTCGGCTTAGATTGCCAAAATACCAGATGTTTTGACCATAATTATACACAACATATCTGTCGTTATCTGGACTTGTTGATGAAGGATAAAACCACCAAACTTCTGTAAAGGCAGTATTTGATCCTGCACAAACCTTTTCACGTTGAGCATCATTAAAATCATTAAACACGTAATCTTTAACAGAACATGGTATTACCTTAACCCCACCATCATAAACATAAAACTCTGATAGCCCCATCCAAAACACTGAATCTTCAATGCTAACAGTCGAGAAAGAACCAGCAACAGTGATATTGCTTGAAACCATATTTACGCCATAAGTAAGTGGCGGTCCTAAAAATTGCAGAGAATAAATAGACGTATCTGTTAAAACAATAATTTGTTGTTTTGTTTCAACGGCAGTTACTATTTCAGAGCCAGAACCTAGCACTAAATCTCCCGCAGAATTTGTTTCTTCTGTTTTCCAAACAATCAGACTTTCAGCCCTGCTATTCACAACAGAACTAAATCTAATCAACATTGGGTCTTGAGTTCCAATACTGGTTTCGGGATCGCAGCCAAATACTATTGTGTGCGCAGCTTGATCTGAAACCATAACTTGCTTTGCTACAGTTGGCGCGAAGCCATCTGTGCCTGCCAAACTAGATAAAGGGACCGCTCTTGATGTAAAGCCAGAGGTGTAATCCCAATAATAAATATTTCCATTATGTGCGTTTATAAGAAGACTTTGACCAAAGTTGTCTTGCGTCCAACTTCCCAACGCCTGCCCCGCAGCACTAATACTAGCAGATGAGTCCCAAGTTCCGCGACTCCAACTACCCGCCCCCCAGCCAGTACCAAATACAGAAGTGTCCAGGCCAGAAGTTAAAAGATATGTTGCGGTTACAGTTCCGCCGCCGTTTGTATCCGAGGACGTAGAATAAACGTTTGTAGGGTTTAAGCCGCCAGAAACAGTAATAGATTGTATTGTAGATACTGTTCTGGCCTCAACTTGGTAGTTACTGCCATCTATAACCGCCGTTATTTCATATTCTTGATTTAAAACATTGGCTACAATGTTACCGCCTAAAGAAGTTGCGTTGGAAAATATTACAAAATCTCCGGGTGAAGCCAAGTGGTCTGCATCTGTGACTTTAAACGTACAGCTAGAAACAGATGCGTTACCCGCATGCGTTGCTGCTGTGGTTCCATCTTGCCCCCTAGAGCAGCCTGTAAGAGTGTCAGCGGACGTTCCTGTATAGGTTATAACTTCGGAACCTATTTTAATTTTTCCAGAAGGCGCAAATGCTGTTGCTGCTGAGTTATTTGTAAGACGAATAACTGTATCAGTTGGTAAAACTTGCGTGTTGTGAAGCGTTGTGCTTCTGGCAGTAAATGGATTTGTAAGCGTATCTGTTCTGTCTATAGGTGTAATGTCATAGAATGTTTCACCGTTATTTATGTAAAACTTTCTGTTGGTTCCTATGCCTAATAATTTAGTGCCATCAAGTGCGACCCAAGAGTGCAAAGACCTACATGTGCCTATAAACGCTTCGTTTGACCTTTTTACCCAACCACCAATTTTTTCTGGAAATCCAGCACGAAAACGTACTTTATCACCATCGAACCAACCACCTTCATTGCTGTAAGATGTAGTTTCTTTATTGACTCCTGACCTAAATTTTAGCTTGCTTAACGCCATAGAACACCTTCGGTTTAGCCAGTTCTTTCAGGCACTTTACAATATTTAATACCATCTGGCTACACGGTATCTATCAGCTAGGCTCAACGGGCCATGTTACGTTTGTTGGAAACCCAGACTGTGCGGGAACATCACGCAGTGCCTGTCGGTACGTGC